AGAGATTTACCAATGGGCTTTTTATTTGTAGCAATGTGAAGTGCAAATAACATAATCATGGCTACATTATACGAAATCAGTCTAGTGTAAATAATTGCCATCCAATCCCAATTTCGAAACCCAAAAACATAGATGCAATGATAGTAAAGCACCACATTTTAAACGGGAAAAAATATATCCAAGCTGTTCTTACATGCGCATCATGTTTCATTGTTCTCTCCAGTGGCGATCTTTACCGGCATCTTATGCCTTATCTTTTCCATACCATGAACGATATTTATCTAAATAATTATTAAACTCTACAATAAAAATATGAGACATATCGTCATCACTTAAAATCTTTTGTAGAACCTCAAGGTTTACTGAAACATTCAAATTACCTTCTAAATGCTGTTTAGCGACCTTTTGAGCTTCATCTATAACTTGTTGAGATAACATAAATTTCCCCAGTTCGCACCCATTCGGGATGCTCTAATTCTCCCGTTTATAATCATACGGGAGCTTGTAATCAGAGGGAAGAAGTTTCAAGATTCGTTTGCACCGGTTCGGGAGCACTCCGCTCCCTCTGTTCTTGTCGGTTTTGAGCAAAGTAATTAAATGGTCTATATCCGGATAGCCATTTTTTGCAATCAGCCTCAGATACATTTTCCATGTAGTTTCCTTGCTGATCGACTGCCATTAATCTTCCACTGGAGAGCTGTATAACCCCGGACATTCTTGGAAAATCTGTGGGCTGCACTTGCGGAACATAATCAAAGTCATAAGGTTTATTAGGATTATAAGAAACCGTTTGTACAATACCGCTAGAAGTCACAGAAGAACCACTTTTAGAAAGATCATTAAACCATTTAACACATTCCGGCTTCTCTACATTTTCACCCTTTCTACATTCAATATTAAGATCAAATTTTGAATCATCAGAAACTGAATTATCTGTTTTTTGATTTGCTTGAGTTTGTTCTTTTTCTACTTTTTCGCCTGTAATCCCTGAAACAGCATTTCTTGCAAGTTTATCCCCTCCTGACTTTGTAAATAAAAAGTATGCTGCGGACATTAAAACAATAATGGCAATAATTGCATAAATAAACTTGCTTTGAATCTTAAAATTAATTGAAGTATGAGCAGATGCACTTGTATACATATCCTGCCATTTCTTCTTATAGAAAAATTTATAGCTATCTTGATATTTAACTGATCTTTCAGAAGCAGCAGCTTGCCACGGATCACGAAGCCATCTTTCGAATTCGTAGATTGTTGCAAAGTTTGGTTTCTGAATTGGACGTTTAACCAAATACATTTTTTCAACTAATGCCCTAATACCCTTATTCAATCTTTGTGGGTCTTGTGTCATTAAAAGAATATCTTTATTTTGATGTCCATGTGTTGTCAAATCCACAATCATAGGATTTTGAGACATTTTTCCATCACTATCGGTATATTCAGGTCGCTTGTGAATTTCATCCATAAAGATAATGGAATTGTCAGGAACATCCCGCCAGTCAGCCGGTGCAGGATGAATAAAATCACATTTTTGTGAATGTCCTTCAATATCAGAATAAATTTCCCTAACAATGTCTTTCTCAGGGTCAAACTTTCCTGAATCAATTCTTTTTTGTATTTCAAGATTTTTTAAGTGATAGTCATAAGCAGTTTTAACAGCAAATTGACTTTTACCGTGTCTAGGTTGACCCACAATAAGATAAATAGCCATTATTAAGCCTTTCCAAATGAAATTTTATTGATCATCAAAGTTATTTTTAAAGTACATGCACCAACGATAATGGACAGACCATAATCAATATTGGCTAAGGAAAGAATCTGCAAAACGTCTGCGGACATTCTCCCCCATTCAGTTTGTGCATATCCAATAAGTTGCTGGAATAAAGTCATAACAACAGCACTGGAAAAGATGCCTAGACCTAAACCTTTTAAGACAGTTTTACCGAACTTGCTTAATGTCCAATCTGCAACTGATACGAGAATTGCTTTTAAGCTCATATTTCACCATCCTCACCCTTGCGACCCACACCAACAAGAATCAATGCACCAGAAAGAAAACCAATAAGAGGAGCAACGAAAGACCATTTATCTGCTAGTTGGCAAATAGGCTCATAGCTGATTTCAGTTTCTCCACCAGTGCCAAAAGTAATAGGCACTTGGATAGGTGCAGGACACCCAGCTACACCTTTAAAAGTTGATGTGTCTAAAGCACCAATGTCTATTTCTTGTATTTCAGGAGGATCATTATCTGTATCTAAATCATCATTTTCTTTCGACCAGTTAAACCAATCTTCTACTTTTTGCCAAAACGTTTTTTGATCTTCTCTTTGTTGTTTTTCTTCTTGTCGTGCAATTTCTTCTTGCGTCCAAACTTGTTTTTCAGCTTCTCGATGTTCTTTAGCTAAATCAGAATCCTCTCTATATTTTGTATACCATTCGCAGACAGTAACAGCCCAAGAGCAGAATTCAGGTAGGGTAAATTCAGTACCAACAGAAGGCTTTTCAGGATTAAAAACATCAGGTTCACCGTCACCATCAGTATCTTCATTTGGTTTTTGTTCGGTGTCACCTTTAGGATTATCTTTAGGAATAGGAGGAGCATTTTCTAAAGCTTTATCAGCAAGATCAGGCGCAGGACTTGGACGAGAAACAGGATTATTAGGATTATAAATATCAGGTAATATTTGCGGTGCAGCAGGAGAACTAATTATTTCTTCGCCCATTTCAGAAGGTGAAACAGGAACATATTTAGGTTGATAATTAGGATCAAAAGCAGGGTTAGCAACTTTTTTAACCTCAGATTTTTGCGTATAAGTACTTGAACCGATTTTATAAGTCCATTCAATAGAAAAAATATTCAGATCAGAATAAGGTTGAGTATATTTAGAAAAAGTGTATTCACGTTTATTTTTAGTTTCGTGATAGTTTTCGATCAAATCACGCAAACCATCTAATGTAGTTGATTTTGGAACAACACCGTTATAAGTGTTTGAAGCTTGATAGATATAAGGAAAAGAAGAATCGGGAGGTGATTGAGTTTCATCAAGTTTTTTGACAATACCATTTTCAATGATCCACCCGACACCTTCAACTAAACCATATAGAGCAACACCAGCGATTCCCATCCTAAACATTGATAATGCAGTTGATCCGGCAGCAGAAGCAGTAACAGGAACTTTTACTTTGTATTTATTGTCATTTGCAGATGGGCCGAAATTCTTTTCTGCTTGTATTTTTATATTCTTAGCAACATTGTCATAAGAAATTTCTTCGATAGTCCATTTTTCAGCAGCAGAAGCATGAGCAAAAAAAGGCGTATAAATAAGAGTTAAACAAATAATTATTCTAATAATTTTATTTAGAAAAGTTTTGATCCAACGATGATCCACATGATTATGCATATATATGCCCCTAAACTTTCAATATCCATTTTCATTGATCTCACTGGAGAAGGCGAAAGCCCCTAAAAATATAAGGGCTTATCACCGATTTATTACATTGCTGAACGTGCCCATTTGAACACTTTAATCACAACAACAAGAGACAGCACTGCAAGACCAATAGCACTCACAGTTGTTACACCGTCAGTAATTGTTCCAACAACAGCAGTTGTGTCGATTGCTTCTGCATGTGCACCAGTGGAAAGAGCAACGGCAATAGTTGCACCTAAACCATACTTTTTGACAGAATCCATAAAGTTTTTACGGTTGCCAAAAGTTTTATCCATAGCCGCGTTTACTTCTTTTTGTGTTAATTGATCCATGACAGACCCCTTTTATTTAAGTGCTTTAATGCACATTTTGACGACAAATACCGTTGCAAACACAAGCAGACAAGCAAAACCAATGGTGTTACCCTCAACAAGTGTCAACTCTGGCAATAAAGTAGGCGGAACCATTTCCACCCACTGCAAGCAATGGTTTGTACCAATTTCGACTTGTTCACAGACCATTGCCATTTCTTAAATTCTCTTTGTACAGTTATAAAAATGCTGGCAATAAACCAATTGATCAGAGAATTTAGCACCGCATTTCTTGCACTTATAAATGAGCTGTGACATTATAATTATCCCTCTAAGCTATTGATTTATTTACATATTATACATTATACGAAATAGTGTATTTTAAGCCTTTGATTTATGAGAAATATTCATCAGACCAAAACCATTCGCAACC